CACGGTAGACAAGCATCGCATCCTCAATGAGGATCAATTGACGCCACACACGTCTTGCTGCTTCAATGACCGAGCAACCATATGGCAGGAACGAATCATTTCCTAGCAACCTGAAATGAGATACTTCCCAGTTCTGTAGGATCCTATTACCAAGCGAGACCCAGCGAAAGCGAACCGCCATTGGATCATCGCGGTCGTACCCTTCCTCGCGTTCGATCTCATTGACTGGAATTGGGTACGCATGAACGACACCCTCAGTAGGATGCACGTCATTCAATAGAAAAAAGTCACCGAACTTGCAACATGATCGAACCCAACTTCTAAGGTTGAATTCGATGTTCAATCGATTGTAGAACAGGTCATCAAGAACCTGCTTGATCTTCTCGTTGTCAGAAAAGATGTGCAAAGCTCGCCCGTGTTCATCAGGACTTGAAGATTCATCCGCCCATAGATCCAAGGCAGCAGCGATCTCAGCAGTCTGTTCCATCTGCTGAAAATCCTGGTAACGAACTTGACGCTCAGCGATGTTGTAAGCATTGCTCGTGATTGAAGCGTACGTTGGAGAGAACGACTTCTGAAACAGCAACGTTCCAGACGATTTCGTCTTATCGGCAACGACGACGGCGGTATCTTGAGCACGAATCTTTCGCTTGACCTGAACGCCGCTCTTGAAGATACGAGTCATTCTTTTAAAGAACTTCTCGGGCGATTCTGATCCTTTTAATTGCTTGTTTGCCATCTTGCTTCCCTATTAAGAGATGAAGCTTTTTACTGCTTTATCGTTCTAAATCTTATGTCAATCTACTTGGACGTTAAGGTTTCTCATTTCCGTGACCTTTTAGTGGTTCCCAACACCATTACGAGTCTTGACGCGAATTTCCTTCTTTGAGTTAACAATGAATTCATCACTACAATCTTCAACGAGCATTTCAATCCATCCTTCGTATGCACGAGGATTGATTGATTCGAGTGTTGAAAGGTGAACCCCTCCGCTCTTTGATTTAATCTCTTCGTTGATCAGGTTTCTTAATTGTTTTAATGATAGTTTCATATTATTCTCTCCCGAGACGTGATCTTTCTATCGCTGACCTTGTATCAGCGGTTTCCATACTTTTCGAATGCTAAGTTAGCGATGTAATCGATGATCTGTCGCCTGCTCATTCCGAGCTTCTTGTTATCATTCCATTCGGGATGCATGTGTAAGAACACACGAGCGTATTCGGGAGCAGTATCTTCCGGGCCAGCACCGTGTTCTGACAGATCAAGGTCTGCAACGAACTTATCAACCTGAGATACGAACGTATCGTATACTAGGTTCGATTCATGATCCTCTTCCTCGTAATCGGGAAAATCATCATCATCAAATGAGACATCGACGGGGCTCTCGCCGCGATACGTTTTTGGAACGTACGAAGGATGAAATTGAGAGTCCCCCGCTCGATCACCAATTTCAAGGTAAACTTCGCCCGTATGTGAATCGATGTAATCCTTGTCGACAATCGTATCAGCGTCCATGGATGAGATTCGCTTGTCGATTTCTTCCTCGGTGGCTTCAATTGTCGTCTCAGTTTCTTTCGCCTCGGTTAGACCGTTTTCAGCGTCATCACAATCATCACATAAACCGTTGGGTGTCAATGAAACATCCTCGCAACCACAAAGTTCGCATGTTTCATCACCATCTGATAATGAGCGAGGCTCGTAACCATCCCATGATCGTGATTCATTGTTCATGAAATCGCAATCTTCACATTTACCATTGGGAAGCAATGAAACTTTCATGCCGCAGTTCTTGCAACCATCATCGTGGCCAGGAAGACCCCGATTTGGATGTGACGGCATATCGACTTGACGACTCAATTTATTGAATCTCGTTCTTTGATTACCACGATCATTCAAATCATCGTACATCCCACCCTTTGATTTGAGCTGATCCACCGCCCAATCCGCATCGCGGTTTATTTCACGGTTTGCATCGTACTGTGCGGGATCCTTACCTTTGCGTCGTTTCGAACCCCATCCACGAGAGCTTTCTTCACGAATAATTCGCCTTAATTCATTGAGTGTGATTTTCATTGTTCGCTTACCTTTTCAACCTGTGGTTTCTTTGACGTCATCGATGAAGTTCTGTACTTGTCGAATTCTTCCAGCCCTTCTTGTGTCGGTTCGTACACGACAACGAGACCCGACGGACCCTTGAAATGTTTCTTCATCCGAATCATGTTCACGTCCTGAAGTGTATCAGCGATCTTCGTTTGATTTGAACCCACAGGAACCGTTTTAGTCTTCGTACGAAGAAGATCCTTCATGAACTCAATCGCCTCAGGTTTCCAGTTATAGCGAGATTCCGCAAGCTTTTTTGAATCGAATTTTGAGCGCAAGGTTTCTTCAACCTTACGAAGCTTCACTCGCTTCGGTTCAACCTTTACCTTATCAGTGTAGTTCGCGGGATTCTGTACCATCGCTTCAAGCGTCGACACGAGTGCATCGAGATGCGGCGTCGTAGCACTTTGCATTCCGCCATTAGCATCTTCTTTAAACGATGCAAGAGCTTTCAGAAGCTTCGAAGAAGCCTTAGAGACCGTTGCGGCACCTTCGTGATCGATGTCTTCAGTGAGTGAATCAGGGTTCTCCGCGAGCTGCAACTTACGTTGCAATTCCTCGGCGATTATTTCCTTGAGACGATCCTCGGAGATCTTGTAAGAAATTGTTTTCGATTTCATCAAGATTACGTATCCACAAAAACGTCATCCTTTGAAAGATTTTACTTTGTGTTATTTATCCACAAGCCAATTGTACATGGGATGCAACGTTTGAACTAATTGCCTTCCGCGTTCTCCCGACCTCACTTGCTGAAAAGTGGTCGTGATCATTTGAGGGTTCATCGGTGGTGGAAGATCTCGCAGCCCTGGAAGTTCATCTGCACTTCTCGACATTCGCGATGTCGCATTCAGCAATGCCACCGTCAAATCCGTCCGACTGCAATCCTGTTGAAGTTCTCCTCCAACGACGTACATGCCAATTGCAATACTGATGATCAAGTCGTCATGACTATCTTTCAACGCTTGAGCCTTCGCGTTCTGCCAGACGAACGCTTGTAATTGTTGAACGAGGCGTGACGAAGGACAATTGATCATCTTGTTTCTGATCAACTCTTCGAATTTTGTGAGAATGTTTCGACGTGAATGAGTTTGTGTGGAGAACCCCGGCAACATGTCATCGGTTGGTACAAAGTTGAATGGATCACCTTTATGATCCTTGTAGTACATACGAGGGTACCCATTCGCTTTCAAGTACATTGCGGTCATGTAACCGAAAGTGTTATTTTCAGGGATCGCAAGGGCGATATTGTACTTACGACCGTACTCGTCCATCAATTGTCCCATCACCTCGGGAGGTGCCTTGCCCATGTACTCAGCGACGAGTTGACCGTCATCAGCATCGATGACGTGGAATGCTGAAAAATCCTGCGAATCGCCGCGTGCAATGTCGGCTGAGATGACGTATCGTTTTTCAGATTCGGGATGAGCCCATATCCACACGTTACGGTCAAATCCCGTCTTTAGCAATGGTTCACGAACCTTCGATTTCATCCAATCGAGATCTTCGACTTGCAGGAAGGTATCACCTGATGCGAGGAAGTCACACATGTATTCCTGAGCTACCTTTTTACGAGTAAGATCTTTTGTCTCTTCCTTGAACCATTTTTCATCATGTTCGGGATGAACCGTCCAAGGCAATTTTATGGGATTGAAGTTATTCTGTCCTGCTTCAGCACCGATCCATAACTTGTAAAATTGCCCGCCTACACCATTGGGTGATGAAAGTATGAATGCATTTCCACCGGTGGAAATGGTTGGTGAGAGTCCTGTCCAAAGGGTATCGAAGTTGCGGATAAATGCACATTCATCAACGATCAATAGAGAAATAGACTCAGAACGTCCCGCATCATCAGAAGCGGGAATTGCAATGACTCGTGATCCGTTATCGAAATTAAGTGCCGTTGCTTTATCATCGTGTTTCGGAAGCACTAGCCATGGTGGTAATGATAAAAGCGCAATCTTTACCTTTTTAACGAAGTTCTGAGCCGTTTCAAGCTTCGTTGCAATGACAATGATGTTCTTGTCCTTGTGAAATACCGCCATCCACAATGAGTACGCGGCTGCAATCGTTGACAAGCCAAGCTGGCGAGATTTTAGGACAATGTTGTGACGATGATTTTCAAGTGCATCAACAACGTCGTCCTGATAGGGATATGTTGTGAACTTAATTCGCCCCTTTGTGGGGTGCTGGATGAAAACATAACGCTTTATGAAATACTTCGGGTCGCGGCCGCACCGGATGATTTCATTTCTCTTATCGTTCGCTGATAACACCTATTAACTAGGTAAGTAATTCACTTTGAATACGGGCCGTTAAAGTTCTGATTGATTGAATCATCTATCAATTGTGCGATATCATTGTACAGTTTTTGTCGAAATTTTGCAATTTTTGGATTGGGACCTCTCGGATCTGGTTTTGCTAAGATTCGAAATTGAGGTTGATCAACAACAACGTTGATTAATGACGAAATCATATCTAAAACTTCGGGTTCGTCTCCAACGTCCTTGTATGAGATTTCTTCCTTAATGATTGACTTGAGCTGTTTCAGTGAAATTTTCATTTACGTTACCCGATTTGATAGGCGGTTTTTTTGCGAAAATAAGCAACTTTTCGAGGATTATAAAAGTTCATTGAGATACATTCAACGGAATCACTTGTGAACATCTCGTCGACACTGAGCGTCTTTCCACAAAGTCCCTTGTAACGGTCCTTAATGAACTTGACGTGAGCCTTCAAGATATCAGTTGATTCAGATGCGTACCTTCGCTTTTGCTCAATCATGTCACGTTCGCTTGCAAAATTGACGATTGCACAGTAACTTGCGATCATTCGATTCGCACCATCGAGCTGGAATTTTACGGAGAATTGAGCCGTTTTCGGCGTAGAAGATCTCCCCCACGACGTATCAAAACTTTGCGCGAGAGCTGAATAGTCA